GTTACTAGTCGTGATAAGGCTATCAAGCGCCTGTTGTTGTCTTGCACGGGAGGATTTTGTCCCTCCAGCAGAAACACTACCATTGGCCAGAGTGGTAGCTTCCCTGTTTAGGGCAACTAGGGCCTGTCGTAGTTGCTCAGCTTTCTGAATGTTTCGGTCGAAAGCGGACAGGTTATTCTCCAGTGAGCTTGTGTAGTTAGCACTATCTGAGATACCCTCTAGTTGCTTATTTAGATTAGTAAGTACGGACTTTAATTGGGCGTCCTTACCTTCCATTTCAATTACAATTTTTTCAGACATTATAGTCCCCTTTAGATGGTGTCTATGTCCTCATCGTCAGGTACATAGGATAGGTTACTCTTTTCGGTACCGAAACTTTGCTCTTCTTCTGGCATTGACTGAGCCTTAATCCTAGCTGATTCAAGAGCCTTTGCAAAGGCGTCTTCTTGTTCCTTAGATGTCGTCCCCGTAATACGGCTGATTTCTTCCATAACCTTTTCGTTATCAGTAGCCTTATCCAGTTCAAGGTCATCTGTCCAGTTGAACTCTTCATCCTCTGCAAAGCTGTCTTCTTTGATGCCGTTTTGGGCCATGTATAGTTCCTTCTCATCCCGCTGGATAGAATAAAGCATGAACTCAAGTTGCTCAGATGTCATATTGTAGAAGTCTGGAGAGGCTGGTGTCAAATGGAAGGCCTTCATAATCTTAAAGAGGTTTCTAGCGTAAGGTTCACGAACAATTGCGTTCATTCCCCCTGATTTCTTGATGGATGTTCTTAGCTTATCCTCGAAATCGGTCCATCCACACTAACACGTCGTCTGCAATTGCTAGTGTAACATCCTCACGTGAGTAACCATCTACAGAGAAGTAATCCTTCATTTCTGCAATTTCTTTGCCTGAATCATCAGTAACGAACACTGTTGTTTCTTGCCCTGATTCTTGGATTAGGAACAAAGTTTCATAGTACCTATTTGTGTAACCACTTTGTTGTGTCCCCAATAATATATCTGAGCGTAAGGCTTCAATCTTGGCCCTGGTGCGGACGTTAGGGAATTTAACTACAAGATGAATAGCTAGGTTGAGCTCCCTAAAGGTGTAATCCTTTTTAAAAGTATCGTTTCGTCCAACGATAACCATGTCAATTGTGTTGTTACGTTGGGCTTGAATTTCATCTGCCATTTTGTTGGCCTCCTATTTTATGTGCTTTTTGTGGCTTTGCTACGCTCCGCCAGGCGCACCTAAAGGCGCTGTGATTTCCAAAAGAGGAAATAACACCCCCTCACGGTACGTTCATTTATTACCTTAGCTTATTTACCTTAGGTATTAACAATATAAGGTCCTAATTAATAAGATGCGGGAAAAGACAATAGTGCTTTAGCACTGTTGGCTTTGAGGGCATGAAGACGGAACGCAGTGAAGTCACCATCTGGTGAAAAGCTAGGAAGAGACGTCTTTTAGGTTACCACAAAACTAGAGAGTTTACCCTAGGAATACGACTAACAACCCCGTGTTAGAAGTGTGGGTAAACATCACTACACTAGGTAGTTATCAGTTTCAAACGGTATTACGACCTGTCCTTACCTTAACTGACACCCATCAGGCTTTACGATTGGCTACCCATAAGCGGTTTACATTCACCATGAATACACTCAGAACTCTCACCAATTGAACTACGTCCTAACCTCCATTCCAGAGGCGCCACAGCTCGTAACTTCTATGGCCCAGTATTTTCATTTTTCTAACTCGAAAACACCAAAAATTATGTTGTACTCATTCCGTTCAGTACTAAGAACACTCACCCAGAATTTTCCACGCGTCTTATGACCAAGGACAGGAAGGGGCTTCCTGTGCATAACTTTTAAATTACTAACAGTTTAACACAGATTTTCCAACTTGTCAACACCTATTGTACCATAAAAAGGTCTCACCTTAACCCATGCAACAAAAAAAGGCCCCAATATTGGGACCTTCAAGGTTATATATTAGGCGTTTCCCATTGTCAAGAATGTGAATTGGGCCGTTGTTGCAGAGAACTCGTTAGCACGAATTTCTGATTGGTAGCTAACGACGGAGCATCCTTGGTAGGCTTCCAAAATGCTTCCATCGGTAACGTCTGTTACCAAGATTGAGAAGATTGGTAGTTTCAAGACTTCTTCACCCAAAGGTGCAAGTCCAAGCTTTGCCAATTCGTCCTTACGAACGCGCATACGGTTCATTGTTAATGTACCTGTATACTTCAGGTAGTCATGTTCTTGGGGCATGATGCTACCAATTTCGTAGACACCTTCAGTTCCGAACTCACGTTGAGCTGATAGTGACTGTGCACGCCCAACTTCAATACCATTAATTCGGATGCTGACTGTGTTACCTGAGTGTACTGTTTGTGAATTTAAATCAGCCATTTGTTAGTATCTCCCTTCTTAAGCCGTTTGGTTAACAGTTTGATAGTTCATGGTAGCAATAATCTTTTTGATACCACGAGCAGGATATACTGTAAACGTTACGTTAACGGTGTCCCCTAATAGGGAAGCCACGATGTCAGTTGCGTCATAATCATTAATGATTCCCGCATTCTTCTTAACTAACAAGAAGGTAGATACAGCAGTCTTAATATCTGTAGCGGTTGTGGCCGTGCTACGTGTTCCAATGAATGTGTTATCCAACTCAGCACGAAGGTCATTGACCAAGAAGTCAGTTTCTTCACCTAAGGAGATTGTTGAACCAACGGGGTCGTTGTCATTGTTCAACGTAGTAGGGTCACTCGTGAATCGGAATGAGGCTGAACCTAAGTTACGAACCTTTTCCACTGCGATGACACCTGACGTGTACAAGTTTTCTAATTCATCTGAACTGTAACCACGAAGTGATTGTAAGATGCGCAACTGCTTGTATGTCAAGGGTGTACCAACTGGCAACCCTGATAGGATTCCTACAACAAAGGCTGTGGCGATATAAGCAGGCATCTTGTATTGACGCCCATCACCCATCTTAACCAAGAAATCATCACCCAATAGAGATATACGGGGTGAGTACAAAGCTGCTTTACGTGCCAACGTGAATTGGAGAGTTTCCCCCAATTGTCCACCGACAACAGCCCGTAGTGGGTAACCTGATGTAGACATTTCTGTAACCACAGCAGATAGTTCCGCATGGATTGATTGGCTTGGTGTAACAGGTACCACGTAGTAGGCAAATGGGATGTCTGCTGTACGTAGGGCGTCAAAGTAGTTAGACCAAGTTGTTGGGACTGTACCGTTAGACCCACCAGATAGGGGTGTAAGGGTAAAATTAGTTAATGAAGCCATTTATTTTTTCCTTTCTACTTGGTGTGTATTAAGCGGTGAACTTAGCAGTTACAAGGCCGGAGTATTGTAGTTGATTTACTAGGTCCGCTGACAAGGCTGTCAAGTTGGCTACTTTATCCTTAGTAACCGCTGTTTCAGTCAATGGTTCCAATTTTGACAAGTCGATGTTCTTGTCCCCGTAAGGGAGAACCAAGGCTTGGAAGTCGGCCAATCGACTGATTTGGCTAACAAGTGCAGGAACTGACAATGAGTCATTTAAGGCAAATGTTGCCACAGGAACAGCAGTAGGTTGGTCGTTTCCGGCCTTCAAAGTAAGCACACTGTCCGCAACTGTTACTGAAGTGTAAGCCTTTGTAGACGCTGGAGTTTGTTGGATGGCGATAATACGGCCAACATTGTCGTATACTTCTGTAGCTTGTGTTGCTGAGTCATAAGCTGTGAACTTGTGTGAACCAGGTAAGGTTCCGTCTTCTAATGAGATAGAAACGTTATTTCCACCTGCACCATATTGGTAAGATGAGAACGTCAAGTCACCCTTTGTGATAACAGATTGTGTAGCTGTGTCAACACGCATTGCATAGATAACACCTGCTCCTTGAAGAGTAGATGATGGTCGCCATGCTACTTCGATGAAGTCCAATAGTTCTCCACCCTTGAAGATTGCCTTAGCTTGTGCAAAGGAAGTCAACTTGTAGAACTCATTTGGTTGGCCACCGAGGGCTGAACCATAGACAACAACGGCCTTTTGTGATTCTGAGCTGTTAGCACCAATAGCGGTACTATCAACAATCACCTTTGTGTGAGGGCGGTTACGGTTGTCGTTAGGATAAATATCTAATGTCATTTTGTATAGCCTTTCCTGTTTTAGTTAACGTTTTTTAAGGTTCTGTCGAAAGTCCACCAGGACCCTCTTTAGATTCTGAACATTTTTACTGTTCATCGAGTAGTCCACGGTGAAGGTAAAGTCCAGTTCCCGACCAAAGGTAATCTTTGGTGTTCCGGGAACTGCATCCTCAAGAGGTACTGGGGCGGAGTAACTAACAGAACCTAGGTTGTACTTTGTGAAGGACTCGGAGTCGGAACGCATCAGGACCACAACGGCTTTCAGTAGGGCATCGATAGCTCGGATATCATCCAAGTTCTTGGAGATGATGAGCACTGTAGCAGTTTCCTGTAGCTGGTACCCTCTGGCCATACCCTTCTTATCGGGTTCACCTAAGGGAGCGTAGTTCACATACAAGTGGTCCTCTCCAGAATTTACACGAGAGACTAATCCCTCGTCTAGGTTCCGAATAAAGACCGTTGTGCCTGATACCTCTAAGCTATCCTTTGCATAAGCAAAGTCAGGGATAACAATTGTGTCAGTGTCAGGGGCGTTTGATAGTTCAAATCGGAGAGTATTATAGTTCTCTACTTGGACCACTGCACGCTCCCTTACGACCTCACCATCATCCGTTGTGTATCCACCAGAAGCCATCCCAATACTACCAGAAGTTTCTTCAGCAGAACCCATACCAACTAGAATGAAGGTATCGGATGTTACAATGTCCTCTGGGTAGTTCGTTAGAACAGGGATACCTTTACCATCCTTTGTCCTATCTGTAGAGTTGTATTTGTCCGCGTATTTATTGATAAACGCTTTAGCTACGTCAGGCTCCAACCCTTCAAGTACTTCGTTTATAATATAGCTGTTCGACAAGAGTGCTTTGGTCTTCTCCTCAATCTCTGTCCTTACATAGTTTACTAAACTGGGTATCATCCGTCTGCTCCTTGCTTGATTCGTTGTCTAATAAGTACCCCGACCTCGTGTTGCAATGTGAGAGAGGAATTGGCCTCATTTATGTTCTTTCTGTTAATGACCCATGATTGGGGTGCTGACCTGTCTGACACAGTCCTATACGCCACATAGGAGGTCCTTGTGCCGGATTGTGACTTAGTGGCAGTCAAGTTCCCTGTAGGGGATGCTGGAATCAAGGAGGGTAGCGTCATTGTCTGTAACATAGATGAGGAACGAGAGAAAAGGTCCTCGAAGTTAGCAGTTGCCGTTTCGTTGGGACCTAATGAGGAGAACACCTCCCTAATCTTGTCATACGTTTTACGACCACTGGTGGCTTGTAGGTTACGTGAACTGATACCAATGGGGATGACCATGTACCAGCCACCATTCTTCTTACGCTTAACCTTGGAACTGTTCCTAAAGAACGGTTTAAGGTCTATAACGCCCCTGTCAGACAGCTTACCAATTGTTGCTGTAATCCTACCGGATTGTATCCTAACGTCACCACCAGCCTGTGAGAGGCCCTGTGCAGTGTCTTTTATGATACCTGTTCGGAAGGCTTGTGTGAGGTAGTCTGCTGTCTGGGTATAGTTCTGAATCGACTTGGGAATCTTTACGTTTACTTTCATATGCTCATCCTTACATGAAGTTGCTTAGGTAAGGGTCGTCATTCAGTAGGCTTGGCTTTGGGTCCTGCGCAATAGGTGTGGATAGGCCATCGTCGTTGATGATTGATGGGATATACATGTCCTCACGACGTAATAATAGGAGTGCGGGCAGGGCTTTGAACTCTGTATCAAAACGAGGGTCACCTTCATACTGGTAACGACCTTCACGAATGAAGTCCACTACGTAGAACCTAAGGGAAGCTGTTAAGTTCACTGATAGGTACTTGCCTACCATATCGTTTGTTGGGTACAACTTATTGTTCTCAAAGCGCAATGTCTTTGTGTCAACAGGTGTCGATTTGTTACCATAGACAATGTAGTCAATAGAGACCACCTCATAGCGCAGGTCAAGGCCATGTGTCACGTCTTTAGCCGATACCTTGAACATGAGAGATTCGGGGATGAACCTATCGTTAAAGGAAATGCGGTCGCGGTAGCCAATATGAATAGCGTCATCAGCTGTTGTTGTACCTAAGGCCGTTCCGCTATATGATAGGCCTGTTTCGGGGTTCTTTGTGCCTCGTCCCATTGACTGAAGAGCCATTTGGGTATCCACTGGTGGCATAAAGGCAAAGCCAGAACCACCACAGATTTCACAGTCCGTTTGTGGAGAACCTGTCGAGGCCCGGCACGTGCACAAGAAGGACTTCTCCCACTTTACGTGTGCCCCGCGCCGAATCATGAATTGGTTGATGTTTCGTGTATCAAACTTTATCTTTGAGTCTGCCCTGTAGTTGGGTTCTTGGTTAAAGTCTACCATGTGTGTTCCTTTCTGGGGTAATAGAAAAGACCCTCAGGGGGCCTTTTTAGAGCATCGTTATGTTCATACCAAACTTACCATCAAGGCCAGATGCTAGTCTTTGGATATCGTCCTTAAGGATATCAATGTCGGCAGCCATAGCTGATTTTGTGGCCGAGCTAGTGGTTTGTATTACTTCTGTAATACCATCGACACTCAAGGACTGGTTAGATATACCGGGGGCGATAACAATCTTTTGATACACTTGTAGGACATCCATAGCAGCTACCTTCAGGATAATCCAACGAAGGTCCACAGGCATTTCCCAGACCTCTTCCACGCCCTTACGAGCTTGTGGTAACATACCCGCAATGTAGTTCACATGGAAAGCCTGTGGGCTGTATGAACCACTCTGGCCATAAGGAAGCACATTGAATGCTAGTGTGTTTCCCATTTGCATATCGAACGCATTACCTGATGTCTGATAGTTGGCAAACTGCATACCATATCCTGGTACTATGTTAATAGTACCCCCGAGGGATTCAACCTTCCACCAACGTGATGGGAAGTTAATGTACCCTTGTCCATACATGTTAACCGTGAAGTCCTCTACCTGAAGGATTGGCCTTTGTAGTAACCTTTGGTAGAGATAACTATTGGCCTCATTCAGGTTGAAATCCTTTTCCTCAACAACGAACCTAGGGAGAATCTTGATATCAAACCTTTTTTCGACCCACGCAGTACCTACTTCAAGAGCGCTCTCATAGAACTTGTCAGGGAGGGCCTTTCCTGTTGTTGGGTCAATAACGTTAAGCCCGAATAACTGTTCCTTAACGGCATCCACGTTGATACCGAAGTCTTCTAGTGTGTACCCGTTAACCATCTCTGGTTGGATACGTTGGGGATTACCCTGTGAGTAGGGCTTCCCGTTTACGGGGTAGTTTATCATGGGTTACCCTTCTTCCTGATTACTTAGCTTCTTCTTCAGCAGGAGCTTCTTCTTTTTCTGGTGCCTTCTTAGCAGGAGATTTCTTAGCAGGGGCTTTCTTTGCTGATGCCTTTTTAGGAGCTTCTTCTACGGGAGCTTCTTCAGACTTTTTAGGAGCTTCTTCTACGGTAGCTTCTGCAACAAGGTCAAATCCATCCAATCGTGCCAATAGTTCTTCAGCACGGGCTGTTTCTCCCTTTCCATGCCCCTTTTCATTGAAGTGCACATTGCCTGATGCTGTAGCAACCTTACGGTTCTTATATGCTTCATTTTTAATCATGTGTATTGTTCTACTTTCTTTTGTTTTAGTTTGGTTTGATTACCCTTTCATTATACTACATTTAGGGTATTTCTTAACTAGTTACAGTTAGTAATATAGGGTACAAAAAAGACCCAGCGTTAGCTAGGTCTCCGGTGTGAGATTAATGAAGGTTAGAATACTTGACCCTTAACGTTCTTAATCATAGCAACCTTTGCTGGAGCAAAGAGTGCCATAGTACCTTGCCAAAGTACAGTGAATTGTACTGAGGCCTTAACAGTTGCCAAAGGCAAACGTGTCATAGTGTCCAATTCAGCCAAGGCCAAAACGTTCCTGTCCATTGAGCCGATGAATACTTCAGCAGTACCAGGGATTGTTTCATTCTTGTCCACGAACTTCAAGTGGAATGAACCAGCTGTGTTAGTAGCCTGGTAGAATGGTACACGTCCAACCAAGAAGTATGTGTTTGAAAATGCGTCCAAACGGTATACAGCGATGTTACGAGGCTTACCAATGATTTGTACGCCCAAGTTAACATCCAATGTAACTTCTTGCTTCTTGTCAGATACGGTTGCTTCAACCAATGTAGCTGCTGAGTCACCTGAACCATCTGATTGGATAACAACGGCGTACTTTGCAGTTGCCAACAAGTCAGCGTCTTGGAACTTACCTGCGCCTGTTGCAACAGTTGCCGTTACGACAGGTGCTGCTGGGGCATTGTAAGATACAGGCTTTTTCAAGTTCAAAATCTTGTCCAAACGTGTGATTGTTGATGGGTACAAGTCGATAGCACCTTGAGCTGAGTAGAACTTAGGAACGTTGAATCCTGAGTTAACGTTTTCAGCAGTACCTTGTGTAACCCATTGACGACCCAATTGGTTTTGTACGAATGATGCTTGTACACCAACTGGCATGAAGGCTGAGTCAGCACGACCGAAGTTTTCAGCAATCTTAACTGCTGCGGCGTTCAAGTCTTGTTCTGTCAATACACGACCTTGGTTGTCCAAGATGTTTGCTGGGTCAACTAACTTTTCCCAACCATCAAATTCGTAACCTTGGCCAGCACCGATACCAGACATATCAGCGTCACCGTAGAAGATACCATATTCGATTGTCTTGGCAACAGTCAACATTGAAGCTTCTGTCAAACGGTCCATTGGGTCCGTGATGTTGTCCACTTGCATTGATAACAATGATGCTTGACGAGTGTCAGAGATAATCTTAACTGGTGCAAACTTACGTTCAACAGCGATATCGTTGATTGATGCAATTTCCATTTCAGGAACGAAACGTGAAGAACCAAATTCACCATAACCAGTTTGAACTGTGTATTCGTATGCAGTTGATGTTGCACGAACACGTGGAATCAAGTTGAAGATAGTGAAGTCACGGTCGCCCCATGTCAAGTTGATAACGTCTGAAGCCAAGTCTTGGCGACGGAACGCTGCTCCACCATCAGTACCAGGTGTAACGACTTGGTTACCTGTAGTCAAAGACTTTGCAAAGTCACCACCTGCTAATTCAGGTTGTGCTAATTGTTGCGCCAATGCTTTTGCGTCATTGACGGCCTTGTTAATATCTGCCATGCTTTATAGCTCCTTAGATTTTAGGTTTCAGTTGTAATATAGCAAAGGGTTCCGTTTGCTTATGCCCATAATATAGCCATAGCAAGCGTCCTTACAGTTAGTAATATATACGTAGGATTTACGTACAATTACAAGGGGTTCCCCTTATGAGAAGCGTGAGATAAGGGTAGCAATCGTTTCAGCGTCGGCAGGTGTTCCTTCACCTTGGCTCAAGTGGCGTAAGGCTGCTCGGTATGATGCTTGGGCATCTGGTGACAACTTACCAGAGATAGAACGGTAAGCATCACTGAAGGTTTGAATTTGTTCACCAAGGTCAATTTCAGGTGCAGATTCGGGTTCTTCCGCAGGTGCTTCTTCAACGGCTACTTCAGGCTCAATAGCAGGGCGTCCTTCTTCATCAGTAGCCAATGCTTGTACTGACTTAGGTTCCCCCGTTCCTTCTTCTACCACAACGTCTGTCACAGTAACTTCAGGTACGGCCAATGGTGTTGCCAACTTATCTAACGTTCCTTGTAGTTGTGCCAACTTGTCAGAAATGTCACCAAACTCGGCAACCCTTTCTTCTAGGTCGGCAATTGTTCCTACCAAGGCTTCAATTGTTGGGACATTAGGAGATTCTACAGTTTCAACAGCATCAGGCGCGGGTTCTGCTACCGGTGCTGGTTCCGATACAGGGGCTTCTACAGGTACGGCTGGTGTTTCTACAGGAGCAACTTCAACAGGTGCTTCAACTGTTGGTGCTACTTCAGGTTCTGCCACAGCAGGTTCCTCCTTAGGGGTTTCTTCTTCTTCGGTTACGACTGGAGCTTCGGGTTCTGTCACTGGTGCTGGAACTTCTTCAATAGACACTTCAGGAGCATTTTCAGGTTCTACTGGAGTTTCTACTGGAGCTACAACTTCAGCTGGTGCTTCAATAGGAGCTACAACCTCAGGTTCCACGACAGGTGCTTCTACAGGAGTAGCTGCTGCTGGTGCTTTAGGTGTAACTTCTGTTAATTCTTCATATGTTGCCATAGGTTACTTACTTGCCTTTCTGAATGATTTGCTGGGCCTCATCTCGTGAGAACCCTTTGTGAATTTGCAAGAACAAGGAAGCAGTAGGTTCATCATACCGGTCTTCTTGGTCCAAAGCTTTGGCTACCGCCTTCCATTCTGAATCAGTGAAGTCCTGTGTTGCATATGAGATATTCTTAATATCCCTTGCAATGGATTGGGTACGAAGTGCTTGTCCACCTGTATCACCAGGTTCAACAACGTCATTACCTGTCGTGAAGGACTTTGTAAAGGCCTGCCACGTTGCATTCTTGTTCTTTGGATTGATTGTTAGAGCTACGTTCTTGATATGTACATTCTTCATTACACGCACATCTGTAACCTCCCTATGAGAGAAACTTCCCTCAATACTGAATCCGAGCATGTAGCTATCGGACTGTTTTACCTCACCGGACGTAATACGCTTGGCTAGGTCCCACATCTTGTCCGCGTATGGATTATCATCGAAGAGCTTTGCTTCAACGAATAGCCCACGTGATGGGTCGATATAGGTCTTGTCTGTTGGGACACCAATCTTGTATTCAGAACCAGGCTTATGTTCGTAGTTGATGTAACCGCGTGTCATAAAGGTATGAATATCAATCTCAGAAGGTAACACAACGTCACCAACGGTGTCTTCATCAAAGGTAGAAGCGTATCCACGAACAAAACGTCCATGGGATTCATCGCTTTTAACAGACTTTTCAATTGGTAAGAAAATCTTAAAATCTTCGTTCATGCTTGCTTTCCTCTACCCATATGACTATTATATCACAGGGATTTTTTATTTTACCACTTACTCAGATAATATACCAAATGAAAAAGGCCCTGTTAGGCCTTAGTCTTTGTTACGTTGTTTAGAGGATTGTGATGCTTTTGGTTGTCCGTTTTGCATGACGTCGACTGCATCACCGGGTGCGTCTTCTTCCGGTGCATCAGGTGAAACGTTAGCCTGTTGCTTAGCAAGTTTCTCGGCTTTCATATCCTGTTTCTTCTGATATTCAAAGGTGCGGTCTGCATTAGCCTGTGCTTGGATTTGCCCAATACGGTTAATGAAGTGTTGGTTAAGCAACGCGTCACCACCATCAATAGGGTCTTTGCCCATTTCGGCACGTACTTCATTGAGCGGGCTTACGTTGGTAACTTCAAGTGCATACTTGTTCAACAATTGAATTTCACGAGCAATTTCATTACCCCTGAATCGGAATTGGTACTTACCTTCACCAAACCGGGATACAATGTTGTCATTCACAACGTCACTGATAAAGTCCAATAGTGGGGAAAGTCCCTTATCCTTAGATAACTGAGCTAGTTCAGACTTTGAAGCTTCTTGCAAGCTGTTGGACTTATTACCTGCTGCACCCCCTTTGTTAGGGAATCCGATTTCAGCAGGGTCAACACCAAAGTTTGATGAGATGATATTAATCAAGTAACTCACCCATTGCTCGAAGGCCATGTCCTTTTGTGAGGCGTTCATAGCCACGAACTTGGCATCCTGCGCACTTACAACTGGTGTCTTGAATGCGCCATTCTCACCTTGGAACCTGTTCTGCCAATCACGACGGAAGTCTTCCATTGCTTGCTGACTGGCTGTTTCTCCTGGGTTGATAAGCAACAGTCCAGAGGTTGTTCCCCCTTGGCTGAAGTACTTGTCGTTGAAGCTTTCTGTGGTCATATGGTAGGCCACTTGGTTCAGTACCACTTCCAAGGGTGGAAGCCCGTATCGGAACGCCGAGAGGTCTGTACGGGGATTCATAACGTCAAAGGTAAGTTCCCCTTCCTTGAAGAACACACCCTTTTCATTACCAATCTTTTGGACGTACTTGAACTCTGTCCTACCTGAGGGTAGGTTGTTGTCCTTGTCCACCACATAGTACACCGTCCCTGCGTCTACCGCATAGAAGGACTTTAGCTTGGTACGGGAATCCCTCTCATACACAAGCTCTGTGTTGGCTTGGTCATACGTGAGGGTGTCTCGGACGGTCTGCTTCTACCATGTTCTGAAATTGATACCCGTACTACGGTCAGTACTCGTGTAGTGTAGGAACTCTTCGATAGCCTTTATTTCGTCTAGTTCTTCCTCGGTTGGTTCCCGGTCCCTATCCTTCAACGCTACCTCATACCCGATACCATCGTCGGTGTATCGTGCTGGTAACCCGTAGGTAGCCACCTGATTGGCACGTAGGGTGATGATAGCGTTAACGACGCTCTTCTTGGAGTACACATTAAGTGTATCGTTAAGGTTCCTGTATTGGCCGTTAGAGGAGCGGTCACGATACTTCTTGCCCTCAATGGTATCCACGCTACCCAAAACTGATACAGGGGTTGCGTGGCTAATTTTTTTGCCGGAGAAGCCCTTCTCGAAGGACTCCCCTTGTAAAATTTGGTTACGTGAGGCCACGGCTGCCTTTGCTTCGATAGTTTCGATAACAACAGACAGGTCCTCAGATAAGGTTTCTACCTGAGGAAGGGCACTCTTTCTACTAAATAGTTTCATTGGTGTTCCACCTTCTGCGCATATACTTGTATATTCTGGCCTTTCATGAGGGACGGGTTAATCGTCCCAACGGGGACTTTTTTTGTCTGATAGGTGTAGAGGAGTTCCTCTGGGTCCGTCGTGATGAACTCTTTCTTGTCCAAGGTGACGGCCTCCGCTGGAGACTCTTCGACGACCTTTGTTTTGAGGTCCAGAATTAGGGAAATGTTTTCGGTCAAGGAACCTACGATGCGATACTTTTTGTTGTCACGTATGATGTTGATGCCAATCTGGTTACCACCAAGGTACTGGTACACCGAGAAGATGTAGGTCCAGTCAGTGGCTGTGTATCGTTGCTTACCGATTTCCTTGGCGCGTATCCAAAGTTCGTTATCTGTTCGTTTAACCAATACTATTCCCCCTTTCAGGTATAATATAGTGCGCTGGTGTGCTTATATGATAGCTGACAACTTTTGCCTTACCTTTTTAAGGTCGTCACCTGTTAGTGTGCCAATTTCTTGGAGTTTATCCACGACTTTTGATAGGACAACGAACTTGTCGTAGCTGTTATTGACGAAGTCATAATCGTCCCCAGGGATGACTAACTTGGGGGAAATGTCATAGGACTTAATCCAAGACTTATAGTCTGACAAGAGGTTCCCCCAGTATTCATTCAAGGTGTTGTCTTGTTCAAATTCACGTCCCCGCTTATAGATGCGTGACAATTCTGTTTCCAAGGAAAGGTCAATTGAAATCATTAGGTCTGGGGCCTTCTTATAGGGAAGCCCATCGATTTCTTCCATAAGATTGTCGAACAATTCTTCGTACACAAGGAGTTCTTCATCTGTTACCTGGCCGTCCTTATGTAGGCGACGCAAGAAGATGTTGTCTGTATAAATTGAACTATCAATAATAGCATTATTTGTCTTGTAGGCTTCTTTGATTGCGTCGAAGCGACGGTTTAGGAAGAATATTTGGAGCAGGAAACCATACTTTTTCTGGTCCGAGTAGAAGAGGTCTAAGATAGGATTCTCTGATTTATCAACAGGTTCATAAAAAACTTCTGTTTCTAATAGGTCACCTAATAAAGTTGCAAGCTCTGTCTTGCCGCTCCCTACAGGGGCGGAAATAGTAATAGTCATATCCATTTTGTCCTTTTTCCATTTTCTTTT